TCAACCATTGTTCCCGAGGCGGTGTAGCCCAAGAAACTGGAGTTGGTGGTGTCTTGGAGCAGGCTGATCTGGAACTCAGTCCACGGGTTGATGCCCTTGGAAGTGTAGAACCGATCAGGGCTGGCCTTCTTCCAGTCAAAGAACTTCTGACCGGAGCCGAGTATCCAGTTTTGTCCACTTCTCCGCCAAAGTCCTGCGGTGTTGACCACGTTCTCGCCGGAGGAGTTGTCAAAGTTGAGCGAGTCACGCTGGGCAGGGATGCTTCGATGGCGGTATGCCTCACGGCGATACGGCTCAAAGGAGGTGTCGGCGGTGTAGTTGTGACCGGCGATGCTGACGCTGTAGTTCCCCGGAGGTGGAACGGTGGGAGGTTCCAGCGAGGGGTAGGTGGGCGGCACAACGTCGCCGTAGTACGGCTCGGGAGTGGAGCCGAGTATTCCGGCGAGACCTCTGTTCGGGTATGCCGTAGCCATTACAGCCCGATGGGTCGCATCATCGGCCAGCGGTTGCGGAAGCGGTTAGCCTCCTCGTCAATGCGCCGGTCGTAGAGGGCTTGCAGGCCGGAGACAGAGTTCATAATGTTCCCTGCCATAACGTCTTGGGACTTCCTCATGTCGGGCTGGCCCTCAATGAAGTTGCGCTTCACTTCTCGCACGAGCGTCAGGTCAATCTCTGCTCGGATGGCAGGGATGTCCATGCAGGTAAGTGGGAGGCCGAGGTCGGTGCTCATGTCTTGGCTGACGGAGGTGGCCTTGATGAAAGGTGCACCGTAGGTCAGCACCATGGGGAGACCAGGCATGGCGGACTGGTTGACGAACAAGGCGTAGCCACCGGGGATCTTGGTGCTCTGGATACCTCGGGCGACTTGGAAGGAGCGCAGGGTTGGGAAGTAGTGCGAGGGGTCAGGCAGGTCGTAGCGCAGTCCGAGGATGGTGTGGAAGTCCGAAGGGACACCGGCAGAAGCGAGGTCGTAGCCTCGGAGGACTGGGTTGTAGGTGATGGTGGTTGAGCCTTCTCGCATGAGGCCGAAACCGGGGGCAGACATGGCACTCAGAGCGTCGTTGAGTGCGACTGCGATAGCCCATCGAGTGTACTTGGGGTTGATGTAGACCGCCGAGCCGTTGGAGTGGTTGGCGTTGGTGGAGCCTTCATAGGCCGGGGTCACGCTGATGGTGTAGGTGGTGACGGTTCCCACGGTGGCGGTGCTCACGCCTTGGACGAGGAACACTTCTTCGTCAATGGCGAGGATGCTGCCGAGCTGGATCGCCTGGGCTTGTCCGCCGACAATGCTCAGAGTGGTGCCTCCGGTCAGGTAGTCCGCCGACAACTGCGCGATGAACTCACGCTGGTTGGACATGACGTTGCGGTAGACCCGCTCAATCTGGTCGCCAAATGTTGAGCCTGCAAATCCACCAGAGGGCATGGTCTATTTTACCTTATGTGAGGTCGGGAGCATACTCGGTGAGAGCAGCCTTTAGGGTTGACTTGTCCTCGGAACGGAAGATTTGTCCGCTTGTAACCTCAAAGCGAGTGGTCGCTTGGGCCTCGATTTCTGCTGCGCCCTTCGTGGACTTGGGTTGCAGACCATCCTCTCGCAGGCGCTTGTACGCCGGAAGGTCTTTCTCTTGCTGCTTCTCGGTGGCCTTGTAGCCAGCAGCGAGGCTACGAGTAGCCATGGCTGAGGGGGCGAAAGAGATGCTGGATGCCTTGCAGCCGAAGCAGTCGGGCTTGCAATTGGGGTTGGGGTGTGCCATGTCTCTAGCCTAGGTCAGAACGTAGTAAGGGCTGATGTCTGAAACTGTTGCCGAGTAGGTCGTGCCGATGGAAGCCGGGTTCGTGCTGCCGGTGAGGTTCACCGAAAGGTATGGGGACACGCTGGTCAAAAGTGTTGAGTTGTTGGACACAATGGTGGGCATAGTGCTTGCTGTGATACAGGTACCGATGTAGTAGATGCCGGTAGATGGCACCGTGTAGGTGCTTGACGAACCAGAAGCGATGGTGGCGATAGGCCAAGTAAAAAGGGCGTTCGTGCCCATGCTGCTGAGGCTCTGCTGCGCCGTGGCTGCGACGAGCGTTGCTGTGGTACCTGAAAGCGTGAAGATGCCTGCCCATGTGCCGGTGACGCTTGCCCCTGCGGTGGTGTAAGTCTGGAAGGTGATCTTGTTGATGACCGTTCCTGCCGCAAGGTAAACGGCTGCTGCTCGGATCTGGCTGCTGCTCGGAGCGATGGAAGTGTTTATGAACCAGCGAGGCAAAGACTCTGCGACTGCTGCGCTTCCTCCGATGGTCGGGTTCATTGAGGTAATCATGGAGTCAAACCAGATGTTGGAGCCTTGCGCTCCTTGGCTTCCCTGCGCTCCCTGGCTTCCCTGCGCTCCCTGAGTACCCTGTGCGCCTTGTGCTCCCTGTGCGCCTTGTGCTCCCTGCGAACCAGTAGCTCCCTGTGCTCCGGTGCTGCCTTGATTACCCTGCGAACCTTGGGAACCCTGAGAACCCTGAACGCCTTGGTAGCCCTGCCCTCCGGGCTCACCGACTGGGCCGGAAGATGAGAACTGAGCAAGGACAAGTTGCCCATTGCTGAATGGGTTAGATGAACTACCCGCAACGTAAGCAATCGTGTTTAAGTGAGAGAACGTAACCGGCGTTGTGTCCAGCGTGTAAATGCCAAAGGTCATCCACTTTGACGGGTCGTTTGCTGCGACCAACGTCATAAACGCAATGTAGTTTCCGGTAAGTCCGCCGCTGCCAGAGTTGACAATGGTGTTGATAAGTGTTCGAGCGGTACCCGAAGTGGCCGGAGAGGTTGCTGTTTGACTGAACACCACTGAGGTTGCGGAACTCTCGGTTGAAGTGTCGAAACGGAAGTTTCCAGTACCAGGATCAGTCTGCGAGGTTGTGGTGCTGAAGGTGTACTCCAGCGTGACGGGGCCGCCCCATTGTCCTGCTGAACCTTGCACACCCTGAGTACCGGCTCCCTGAACACCTTGATACCCCTGTGGGCCTTGTGCGCCCTGAGCACCCTGAGGGCCGGAGAGCAGTTGGTCAAAGCGAACAGCATCACTCGGATTGGTGCCAGCAGCAAGACCAGTGATCTTGTTGGAACCCATGTTGATAGCGCCGGACATGGTGCCACCAGTAAGGGGCAACTTGGTCGGGTCGCTCAACGTCGAGATGCCGCGAACCGAGATGACGGTGCAGTAAATACCAAAGACCGTTTGCGGCGTGGTGTATGAGGTGTTCGTCCAGTCGTTGTACGTCAATGTCGCAGCGCCAGTCCACGATGACGGTGCTCCGGTGAACGCCCAAAGAGCTGCACCGTAGCCTGCCTGCACCGAAGAAGTGGGCGGGGTGTTGGCGGCAATAAGCGAAGTGCCACCAGCGTTGAGGGTCGCTTGGATGGTTGCCGCACCAGTGGCACCAGAACCTGTGCCGTTGGAGGTTTGCTTGCCCATGACCAATACGCCATCGGTAGCGGCGTTTGCCAACTTGATGCTGGTGTTGCTTCCGGTTGAAGCGGAACCCACTGGGGCAACTACGCCCTGCAAGAACACACCATTGGTGCCTGCGGTGGTGTTGACGTTTGACCACTCGGAGACAAATGCCTGCACGTTGGCGACGTTGCTGCCGCCAGTGGGAGTGACGGTCACGGGGATGTAGGTGCTACTGGTGATGTCCGCCGAAGTGACGGTGTAGGCAAACACTGTGGCGTTGCCGTATGCGGCGGAACTTACGATTGACCACGAGCCGCCTGGGGACGATGCGGTAAAACCCGTTCCAGATACGCCAGCACCCGACTGGGCAATCTGCATCACAAGAACGTTGCCTACTGAAGGCAGAGCGCCAACCGTGGTGCCAATGTTAAAAGTGGCGGACGAGCCGCTACTAATTGAACCCAGCGTGGTGATAAACGTTTGCGCGAGCAATGGAGAAGTTGGTTGCTTGCTGGCATTGAAGGTTGAGATCAGCAGGAAGGAACCAGCCAAACCTTGCGAGTTGCCGGGGCCAAGCGGATCGTCTTGGAAGGCAATCGTTCCTGCGCCGCTTTGCGACAGAACGTTGGTGAACGAACCAGTTGACTCGTTGGCTACGCCTCGAACGTCAAGGATTTGACCTGCCGTTGCAACCATGTTGTAGCCGGTTGAGGTGGCACCAGAAACAGTTGTGATTTGCGTCGCAACATTGTCGTTAAGCGTGACCGGGAAGGTTCCGGTTCCTGCGGCGGCAAAGTCAAAGTAGCGATAAGTCGCTGCACCTCGCTCGTCGTTCCAAACCTTGTTGGAGTTAAACGAACTTGGAACAGAGTAGGAGCCAATGTTCCAGTTGGCAGAGCAACCGATGTAAAGCGGCTTCACGGTAGCGGTGCCGCTAGAGAGAGCTACCGCAACGGTGGCACTTGACGAACTAGCGACTGCGGTAATGGTTGTAGTGACTCCACCACAAATGATGGTTGCGCCTACGTCAAGACACGAGAACGAACCTGATGCTGCCGTGATTGTGGTGGACGAGGAGTTGGTCAGCGTGACCGTGTGACTAACGGGGCTTTTGATCGTGACCGAAACGCCGGTGCCAGAGGCGTAGGCGATATTAGACATAACCGCAGTAGTTGAGTTGGTAATGGACTTGATGTAAGCAATGCCGGCGGAGGCGTTGAACAAGCCGGTGCCCGTCACAACACTACCGATGTCGCTACTACTAAAGGTGTAGCCCGAGGTGGCAGTAAGAGTGGTTGAGTTGGCAACAACGGTTGCCGTGAAGGTGGTGAAGCTTGACGAAGGGCCAAAGTTTCCTCCGCCGAAATGGTCAATCTCGTTGCCGGAAACCTCTGAGACTTGAAGGCTCTGTACGTTCAGGCCACCGATACCGGGCAGACCCCATGCTTGGTAGACGTGGTTGTTCTGCACCCACCATCCACTAGCACCTTCAAGGTTGATGTTCCAGCGTCCGTTGTTGTAGCAGATGTTGTTTTGACAGAATGAGTCAGTGGCATAGTTCGGCGCAGCCGCAGCCTCGCTATGGATGCCATCTCGACCAGCGCCAAATGTCCAGTTGCCAGTGACGTAGTTTTCAATGACTCCGTACGGAAGCGTGGTAGTGGCTCGGTGAAGCGAGATCAGAATGTTGTCTACTGGGTTGTCGTGTACGTAGCAATTCTTGACCGTCACCCGACCTTGGCACACGATAATGCCATGCCCACCGTTTGGGTTGTCGGTGATGGTGTAGGTGGACTGGTTGGCGGAGTTGCCATCTACGGCAATGTCAATGTAGCCACCGCCATAGACAGGGTTCCCGGTAGTGGTGAACCAGTAGGCATCTGCCAGAACCGCTTGGAGGTTGCTGCCGTTTGCAGCCTTGAATGGAGAACCAGCGGCACCAGCACCAACGAAAGTTGTCCCGCCCGGTCGTTGGAGAGTGGCGTTCAAGTAGTACGGCGCAGATGAGGGAGCACCAGGGAAGTAAATGGTTTGCCCAACATGAGCGTTGACAAAGGCTTGAAGTGCAACGCTGTCCGTAGCGCCAGTGGTGTCTCCTGAGGGAGCAGGAGCGGTGACTGCCCCGGTGCCTGAACCTTGTGCGCCTTGAACGCCTTGTGCGCCTTGGGAGCCGGTAGTGCCCTGCGAGCCTTGGGTTCCTGCGCCCTGGATACCTTGCGCTCCCTGATTTCCCTGACTACCTTGTGCGCCTTGAACTCCCTGCGCCCCTTGTGCTCCCGTTGGTCCGGGGACAATCTGGCTTACGATGGCAAGGTCGTTGGGGTCACTACCAGCGATGAACTGCTTGGCTTGCTGGTAGTTGCCGTAGAGGGTCGAGTTGGCGGAGAGGCTTCCCTGCGATCCGTCAGTGAAGTGCGGCGAGTTGTACAACTGGTAGGTGGTTTGTCCGTTGTAGGTGAAGGACAGGTAGTACTGCTCGTCAGTCGGGAGAGCGAGTTGGAAGGTGCCGGGGCCACCGAAGGCTACGCCAGTCGTGACCGGGCCTGCATCAGTGACTCCGGGGAAGGGCGTGTTGAGCGTCGGGATAGACGAGAAACGCCACGCCTTGAACGCGTAAACGATGGCACCGTTAGTCGGGCCATCTGCGGTGATGAAGGTGTCAGAGACAATGAAACTCATGGTGTCACCGTAATGCAATCGGCGTAGCCCTTAGACGAAAGCCACGCTGCTTCCGTGTCGGTGATTTGATACTCGTGTCCGCCGTAGTAGATGTTCACGATGTAGACCGGCAGGGAAGTGTAGGTGTAGGTGTTGTCTACGTTCCTCACCTGAGCAAACGGCCCGCCGGGGTCATTGGGGTTGTACGGCTGGGGGAAGTTGGTGTTCTGGTTCTCCGGCGTTGGGTAGTCCTGGGCGATGGTGCCATCACTCAGGATGTAGACGTTCACGCCTCGATAGGTCGGCTGGAAGTACCGGAACAGAAGGTACTGAAGCCCCTTGGTGTCCGCCGCATAGGGCGGGACAATCTTGGCTTCCGGAGGAACGAAGGTGTAGGTCGGCATTACCGACCCTTCAGGATCTCCATGGCAAGCGTGTCCCCGGCGCTACGGGTGTCCGAGAGGACGACCGCTGGCTCTTGGGGGTTGGCACCTTCGCCCTTGGTGCGGAAGGTCACGCCGGACTTGGCATCTTCAAGGGCAGTCACCGGAGAACCAATGACATGCTCAACGCCAATCTCGCCTGCTCGTGCCGTGTCTGAAATGGTGAAGCGGTCAATCTTCATCGGGTGCCATCCTCGTAGGTGCGGTAAGCCACAGGGTAGCCGGGCTTGTCAGGCAAGTCCATGGTGCGAGCTGCGGGGTGCAAGTCGCCAGGCACGACCACGCTGCCGTGGGCAGAGGCCCGAGCCTCATCTCCGGCAAAGCCACGGAAAGGGGCTGCGGTGCTGCCTGCGTCAAGTGGGTCAAGGTGATGCTTGACGGTGCCGAGAAGGTACTTGCTCTCAACGGCTGGCCCATCGCTTTGTCGAGCGGTGTCTTTCATCAAAGCCCCAGTTCTCGGTAGTGAACCTTGCCATCACCGGAGGTCTCGTAAGGGTCGCCGTGAAGGGCGGTTCCCATGCGGTCGGTGACTTGACCGTTCTCAAACTTCATCATCTTCCCGTCGCCTGCGTACCACGAAGGGTTGCAGTCTTGGATCCATGCTGAAGCGGAGTTAGCGGCGGCTCGTTCTGCACGAGTGCCAGCAAGCGGAGTGCCGGGGTCTTGCATCGCTTCTGCAAGCGAGACTGAGCGCCCGGTTCCATCGTAGGTGAGTCCCATCAGTTCTTCTCCTCAACTGGCTTCTGGGAAGGAACAGGAGTGCCATCGCTGTACCAAGTGAACTCTCCGCAGGTGAAGCAGTGGAGTTGGTTGAGACCAACCTGAAGATCCATGCTCCCACAGTGGGCACACTTACGAACTAACTTTGACATCCTGTTCCTTCCCGTCGCCTTGTCCGACTACCGACTAGTTGTCAATGTTCGGGTCAATGTTGGTGAGGCTGGACTGCGTGAGGTACTGAAGCAGCGCAGGCTGACGGAAGTTGCTGTAGCCTCCGAGCCAGTACCAACCGAGCGGCACGAAACGACGCAGGGTGTCGGTGATCGGGCCGGGGATGATCTTCGGCACAGGGCCGTTGCCATCCACGATGGAGTGAACCTTGGCGAGTGCCTGGCGACCCATGAGGTAGGTCGAGTACACCGGCGAGTCCACGCCGGGGGCGCTGGAGACAACCGTGACCGAGGTGGTAGCCGTGGCGTATCCGCCGCTCGGAGCGGTGAACGAGGTCACAGCAACCGTCACCGGGCTGGAGGTCGCAACCTGAGCCGTGGAGACCGACACCGTTTGGCTGTTGCCGTTGGCCGAGTCCGTCAACTTGATGAGCGTACCCACCGAGAGGTTGAGCGGGTTGGTTGTTGAGATGCCAGTGGCGACCAGCGAGATGCTCGTGGTTGCGCCAGCCGAGATAGCCGAGTTCAGCGTCAGCGGAATGCTGTTCGCGTCAGAAGTCGTACCGTAGACCTGTGCACGAGGGGTCTCAATGAAACGGAACCCGTTGAGCGCACCAACTTCACCGGCCCAGATCTCAGCAGGCTGAGCGTACTGGTGAGGAGCAAGGTAGTTGTTGGTCAACTGAAGGTCGTAGGCCACGTCTGGGTGGATCACCGCAGCGTAGTACGAGCCGAACGGAGCAACGCTCTGAGCACGAAGGGTCTTTTGTGCACCGAGGATGTCGTTGTAGGTTGCCGTGGCACCAGTGGACAGGGCAGCAACGTTGGCGATGTTGGTAGCCAGCGAGGTGCTGAGGGTTGCGGCACCGGCGTTCTTGAACTGAGTTCCACCCAACGAAAGAGCGTTGCGAGCAACCGAGTCAATGCTGACACCAGCGTTGTAGCCAATGACGTTGGCGACGATGGGGTCAATCTCGACGTACGACTCACCACGGAGGACTGCGTTGGTGGTCACGGCTGAACCGTATTCAGCAAGGCTCACAACGATTTGCGAGTTGCTGAGGGTCTGGGTCGTGATGTCGGCGCTCTGCGAGAGAGGCGTGACAGCCGGGAGGAGGTCGTTCTGAATGGTGAACGTCACCGAGGAACCAGGCATGGACTGGTTGACCGACTTCACATCCGCCAACTGGTCAAAGATCAGTTCGGGGCGGAGGGAGAAGTAGGCCATCCGGTCGTACGCCGCCTGGACGTAAGTGACATTGGATACTCCGGTGATGTTTCCGTTAGGGCCAATGGTAGGGGTAGTGGCCATGATGTTGCTCCTTTACGAGAGGGGGTTAGTTGCCGGGGATGAAGCCGAGGGTTCCATCTCCAAAGTCCCGGATGACTGCCATCATCTCGTCCTGCGTCGAAGCGTTGTTGAGAGCCGACATGAACCTGTCGCCGGGGGTCATCCCTGCGCCAACTCCAGTACCGCTTGTTGCTCCCTGCGCTCTTGCGAGTGCTTGCAATTCGGCGGAGTGATCTTCCTCTTGGCGGGTCTGGGTGGCTCCGAAGATCCCATACTCCTCAGCGGCCTTGCGGATCGCTTCGGGGTCTGCATCTCCATCCCACGCCTTCCGAAGGAGAGCGCCTGCGCCCTGCTCTGGAATACCGGCCTTGGTGAAGGCTACTTCTCGCCTCATCGCCTCTAGTTCTGCCTGAGCACTTGCGAGTTCCTTCTCTCGTGCTTTCGCACTCCGTAAGGCTTCTCGGATGTTCGGGTCGAGAACGTCTGGGGACTCAACAGTTTCGTCGTAAGACTCTGACATGGCAATCGCTCCGTTTCCAATACGCACTACGACAGGAGGTGTCGCAGCGGAAGATCACGCACACATACGCCTTTGGGGTTTGTGCAATCCCCCAAGGGATAAGCGGCCATCTCGCCTCTGCCGAGGGACAGCACTCACTTGTAGTCAATGATACTCCTCTGCACTAGGCGAGGGTTCTATCGGACTGGTGCGGTGCCTTCTCCGGTAGCGAAGCCTGCGCCGGTGACACCCTTGGCGTTCATAATGTCTCCGCCGCCACCCTGCATCGGGGTCATCTGCTGCGCCCGAGCAATGTCAAAGGCTTGCTTGGCAGCGGGGTCGTTGCCGACCTGTGCGCCGATGAGTTGGGCTTGGGTGAGTCCTGCTCGTTGTTGTCCTGGTGCTTGGCCTTCTAGGGCTTGGTAGCGAGCTGCCGTGTCAATTTGCTGGCGGATGGTGCCTTCGCTTGCTCCGGTGGTTGCTTGGTACTGAGCGAGGCCCATGGCTTGTTGCGCCGACATCTGGCTGTCAAAGCCTGCCATCTTCGCTTCGGCTCCGTACTTCGCCGCTTGGACTTGCTGGGTGATCTTGTCTGCGGCGTTCTTGGGGTCAAGGAAGTAATGAGCGAGTTGGCCGGGGGTCACACCGAACATGGTTTGGAGTTGCTGCTTGACTGCGGGGTCGGCCTTCTCTACGGCGACGTAGCCCTGCTGCACCCGCTGGTTGAACTCGGAGGGGCTTACTCGATTAGCGATGAGGTTGCCGATGACTTGTGGGGTGATGGTTCCCCGAGGCAAGCCGTACTGCCGAGCAGTCTCGTACATGGAGTTTTCGTAGGAGATGTAGACATTCTCGGCAAGGGGTGGGAGGCCTTGCTTTACCCGCTCCAAGTTGCCGGGGAACCGCTGGAAGTAAATAGCGGACTCAGGCGTGTTGGGGTTGCCCTTGGCATCAACGCTCATCAACTTGGACATGATGGCTGAGGCGTGAAGGCCGGAGAGCGCCTGCTGCTGAATGATGGGCGTGAGTGCCTTCAGTTGCTGCTGAGAGAAGCCGTAGTCCATGAGCCTGCCCTCAATGGCATCTGCGGTGGACTGAGCGGCGAGAGACTTGGACGTGGAGGCCGAGATTTGTGCGGCGGCAAGCGTGGCATCTGCCAACGACATACCGCTACCCGTTCCACCGTTCCCGAGGTAGGTGCTCTCTGCCCATGCTGCGAGGGACTTGGCATCGGGAGCGTTGGGGTTCTGGGCGGCGTAGTTCGTGTAGTCCCGGAACATCTTCGCCATCTCGGAGTTGATCTTGTCAACTTTTGAGCCGCCGACCAACTTGGCGAAACCGCCTTGCTTGACGTAGCCGGTGGCAACAAGCAAGCCTTCCAGTTCGCTCTGCTGCTGAGGTGAGAGGTTGTAGGAGTCAGCCTCTAACTTCTTCAGCGTCACCGGGTCGGTGGTGCCGTAGATGCCTTTCAGCATTTGCTCTACTTGGTCGCTCTCGCCTTTGGTGTAGAGGGTGCCCGTTTGCCCAGTTTGGATTGGTGTTTGGAACGGAAACCCACCACCGCTCTTGTTGAACTCATCCATTACTGCTCACCTCCGGGCATCGGGCCACCCATCATTGGGCCGCCTTGGGGCGTGATCGCTGCGGCTGAAGGCGGGGTTCCTCCGGCTGCATGATCGTTTTCCACCGACCCGTCCCACTTGCCGGTGCCGCTAGCGAAGTGGTCAAGGAAGTCCTTGGTGGCGGCGTGAGCTGCTGGGGTGAACTCGTAGCCGGTGCCAGGAGTCACTCGAAGGTATTGCTCCCAGTCGGACAGTGGCATGACCGTGGGGCTCTTGGTCTTGGGGTCAAAGCCTGCGGACAAGGCTCGGGCGTAGACAGGGTTCTGCCAGTCAACCTCGTGGTCGGAGCCAAGCAACTTCTTGGCAACTTGGACGTAGGGGTCAAGCAGGGTCTTGGTGGTCATGCCCATAGCGATGCGAGGAGCGAGGGTGGGGTAAAGGCCCGAGGCTACTTCGGCGGCATACTCAGCGAAGCCTTCCTTGCCTTCCCACTCCTTCAAGGCGCCGGAGGACATAGGGATTACAAAGTCCTCTGCGATCTGCTTAGGGGACTTGCCTTCCTCCGCCTCAAAGGAGGCAGTCTCCGCCCCTTCGTGCGCATTGGTGTCTGTTTCTTTGGTTTCGGTTTCAGCCATGGTTAGTAGGTGAAGTTAGGAGCCATCGGACGGAACAACCCTTCAATAACGGTGGAGAGGTCGGGGTACTGTTTTGCAAGAGCGTCCATGCCCTTGTTCCACTCAGGAGCAATCTGCGCTTCGGTTGCGCCGTTCTTCCTAGAAGCATTGTACCAATCAAGTGCTGGCTGCAACTGTTCCCGCATCTGAGCGAGGATCGGATACCGCTTCGTGAGGCTTGGGTCACTCCAAGCGCTTTGCAGGTTGACCATCGCATCTGCTCGGTTGGCCTTGGCTGCTCCAGCGGTGTAGTCGGCGTAGGCAGCAGGGGCGTACTTGTAGCCGAACGACTGGAGCAAGCCCCAAGTAGTCGCGTCTGAGGGGTTAGACCTGTAGGGGTTCAGCCAGTTCTGCACCGAGGTCTTGGTGTAGCCATCCTTCTCCAGCTTGGCTCCCCAAGGCTGAAGCACGTTGTAGAGGTAGTAGTTGAACATGGCATCTTCGTAGGACTTTACGAAGCCCGCAGGCGTGTCCTGCTGTCGAACGCCAAAGGAGTTCTGGAGGAAGTGCGCCATAGCGTCGTAGGGCTGTGCGCCCTTGGTGTACTGCCCCATTGGGAACAGGTAGGGAGCGATGTTGGCGTACTTGCTCTTGACCATCTCGGCGTTGTGCAGCATCCACTGACCCATTGGTGCAGTCTCGGGGTATGAAGTTCCCGTGACGGACTTGGAGGTGAACACCGTTTCCGCCGTAGCCCACGGGTACTTCTTTAGGAACTGCGTTGCTGCCTTGGTGATGTCGCCGCTCTGGTTGACCAGTGTGTAGAACTCGCTGTTCATCTTCAGGTTCGCTCGACCGACGAGGGCGCTCATGGGCGAGGTGCCACTGATGGCGGTTTTCATCATCCACAGGAACATGGTTTTGGAGTTCGTGGAACTGATGAGGTTGGCGTATGCCTCGGGGTTGCCTCTGGGGTCAAGTGCTGCTGCGGACTGGGTGAGCATGTAGGTGATGCGCCAGTCCTGTTCGGTGCCGTGTGTCTCCAGCCAGCCAGCGGGCGGCGGAACCTTGGCAGACTCGTTCCAGTATTTCTTCTGAACATTGTCCATCTCGGCCTGCAACACTTCGTTGAAAGTGGTGATGTACGAGGCACCCATGCGACCGAAGAAGCCTTGGTTGAGCAGGGTCGCTCCACGTTGCGCCGACTCCTCGGCAACTGCCCATCCAATAGCGCCCTTGATGACGTTGCCGATGATGGAGTTCGGGATGATCTGGGTAATCAGTGGTTGACCGAGACCCTGTGGGCCGACAACGTAGCGACCGAGGAAGTTGTCCAAGGCTGGCATGTCGCCTGCTGCGTGTTCAAGGTAGAAGTTGGCAGCGACACCGATCATCGGTGTTCCCTTGGGAACGAGGCTGCCGAGCAAAGTGTCCACACCAGGAGCCACGCCACTCTCTCCGGCCCATGGCAGCACAGTCCGCAGGGAGTTGGGCGACAACTCAATTGGCATCTTCACGCCAATAAACTTCTCCATGAACCATGCCGAGCCGGGGATCGGAACACCGATGGTTCCGGTCTTTTGGTCGTACTTGTACTCCGCCTCTTGTGCGAGCCACATGGCTTTGACGTACTGCTCAAAGGCACCGGGGTTCTCAAAGGCGACACGGCCAAGTCGCCGCCATGCTTGGTTCTGGGCGAAGTAGAACGGCGCTTGCAGGCGCATCATGTTTTCTAACTTCAGCTTGTCCTTGGGGTTGTGAACGTAGCGGATGGCCTTGTAGGAGGCTCGGGACTGCGCCAGCACGTCTGCCTGCTCAGAGGACAAGTCACCAGCGAGCACCTTAGCGTTCAGGAGTTCGCGCTCCTTAGTGAACTCGATGATGTACATGGGGTTGCGAGACAGGTTGTTGACGATGGGAGCCAAGAACTTGTCGTGGATTTTGCCGGTGATCTTGGAGGGGTCAAGTTTGCCCAGCCCACCCATCGGCTGATCCATGTCGGGGCCCGGGATGGAATTGAAGTGGCGGAGGTCTTGCCCATCCATGTACGCCTTGCCGAAGTCGGTGACGTTGCCGGGCAGTGCTCCAGTGGCCTTGCTCACTGAGTCCTTGATGCCTGCCATGTCAAACATCAACTTGTCGTGGAAGGCACCCGAGGGGCCACGGAACACACCCTCAATGGACTTGGTGGCTGCGGTAGCCCAGTCCATCCGAGCGAGCTCTTTCTTCTTCAGGTCGCTGTAGTTGACTGGGTTGCCGAGAGCGTCGGTCTCCATGCCTGCCGCCGACAACGGGTGGTCGGGGGCAAGGGGAGCCGTGGTTCGCAGCATCATCTTCTTTGTGGATGCTGGGATTGCGTCAAAGACTTCAAGCGCCTTCTGGTGGCCGACGATCTGCGCCGTGAGCATGGCATCTTGATGCGCCATGCCTGCATCTCGGGCTTCCTTGTAAGCGTTGGCGTAGGCTTCCACAATTGGCTTGGCGGTAGAACTATTGGCGTAGTACTGCGCTCGACGCAGATAGAACGCCTTGTAGCCCGCTTGTCCCGGCTCGTAGTCTCGGAAGATGCGCTGCAAGCGAACCTTCTGCGTGGAGGGTTCGTTGGTCACGCCGGGATACTTGTAGGTCGCAGCGTTGATGTCCGCAGCCGTGGGGTTGTCAATGACGAAGTAGTTGCCGCTTGCACCGTGAGAGGCGTTGAGCAGCGGGCTGACGATGTGACCGTCATTGAGATAGACCAAGTGAATTGCGGACTCTAGGAACTTTTCCTTGCCGATGGCTTTGAGGAGGCTGGCCTCTGTCCCGGCGAAGATGCCGTGGATGGCGGCGACGAAGTTGCCCATCTCCCGTTCGGTCTTGAACAACTTTTGCCCTGGCTCAATAAGGTTGACCTTCTGAAGCACTTTGCCTGCGATGGAGGCGATGCCTTCGGCGGTGGCTCGGGTAAGGGTCTTGTCCAGTCCGGCGACAATGGCTTCGTGCTTGGCAGCCCGGGAGGCGAGTTCGGCGGCGGCAAAGTTGAGCGGCCCTTGTCGAATGATGTTGAGGACATCTTCGGACATGGACACACGAGTTGCCCAACCACCAGTGGCGAGTGCGAATGGCTTGAACAGGAAAGTGTTGAGCCACTTGTCCATCCAGTTGTAGACACCCATGCCGTTGATGGACAGGGAATTCCACAATGCCCGAGGGACGTTGGTGATGCCCCGAGCGTCTGCAATGAACCCGGCCTCGTTGACCAACTCCAAGCGACCTTGCTCCTTGACCAGTTGCTTCTGCAACTTGGTGCGCTGTGCATCGTCGGTGGCTGCGGCAATTGCCTTCTCTAGATCGGCAACCTTCTCCTCTTGGGAAGCGATGTTGGCTGCGATGTTGGTTCTGATGTCGCCAACGTTCTTGACAAGCGTTTGGATCATCCGACGCTGGAGGTTGTCAAGTTCGTTGTAGGAGGGAATGTAGAGGCGGGCGTTTTCCTCGGGGAAGATGGCAGAGGCGAGGGTCTGCCCATCACCGTTGACAGGGTTGGTGTGCTCTACGTCACTGACATCGTGGTTCGCTCCGGCAAGTGGGTCGCCGGCTGGCAGGTCAAAGGGGATGCGAGCCGACTGTTCAACCGAAGCTCCATGGAACAAGCGTTGTCCCAAACTGCCGATGGCTTGTTTGTCATCAAAGCCCTTCTGCATAAACCCTTGGAAAATTGCTTCGCTTGTGGCTCGACCACTGATCCGGTTGATCCCAGCAAAGATTGAACGAAGGATCTTGTAGCCCAACTCCATCAGAGGGTTGCGGCTCTTGATCTTCCCGGCCCAGCGGTCGTACATGCCCTCAGCAAACCACTCGTCAATGTTCTTCAGACGGTAGTTATCAAACTCTTGAACCGATGGGAGGCGGCTCCACGGCACTTGCTCAATAGGGATGTGGGCGCTGCCTGTGTGTTCTTCAACCAACTTCTGCAACCTGGCGAACTTGGTTTCGGTTTCGTCAAGCTTGCGTCCAGCACGAACAGTTTCCTCGTAAGTTGCTTTGAGGTAGCCGTTGTTCTTGCCCCACTCCACCATGCGCTGCACACCGTTTTGACGCACAAAAGCAATACGAGCACTTTCAAGTTCTCGGTTCAGACCAGTAAGGTGTTCCTCGGGGACAAACTGGGAGAGATGGTGGAACATCTCGTGGATCAGCGTCCGGTCTAGTCCTTCTGGATCTCTCAAAGCCCCAGCGAACAAAGTGATAAGTTGATCGGCCCAACTGTATTGGCCCGATGCTCCGCTTTCGCTTGCCGCCAAAATGCTGAGGCGAACGTTGTCAAACAAATCTGGGCCAATGGCTTGAATGAACCCTTCAATTGCCAACTTTTCTTCGGCGGTGATGCTGCCATTGGCAAGCGCCCGGTTGAGTCTGCCGGTGATTTGTTCGTAGCCACTAAGCGTTTGATTAGCACGAGCTTCTTTGTTGCGAGCAACACGACGGTCAAGTTCCGCAGCCTTATTTTGCAACTGCCGTTGAGTCTTGGCGGCGGTCTTTGCTTCCGCGTCTGCGATGGCCTGCTCGTGCTCCGTGATGGCCTTGACCCAAGACTCCATCATGGCGGGTTCTGATGGCACGTTGCCACCAGCCGCCGATGCAACGACTTCCTTCGCCTTCGCTACAACACGAGACAGGTCAATGGTGCCGCCGGTTTCCAGAACCGCAGTCCCGTACTTTCCGTAGTCGCCGGGGCCACCGTAGTTCAGCAGGAGGTCAAGGTTCTCCTTGATTACTCCGTCATACTTACCGAGCAGGAACTTGCGAAGTGCGGGGTCACTCTCAACGGCGTACACGGCCTTGACGATGCTGGACTGCATCATGGAGGCGATGGACTTCTTGATCGCCTGCCGCCAGACGTAGGGGTCAGAGGTTGCGGCAAGGGTGTCCACAACCATCTTGGCTTCCTTGTCGCCAACCGTCAGGCGCAAAGCGTCACGGATAAAACCGAGGGAGTTCTTGTCGCCAAGCGTGACGTAATGGTTCTCGACCGTCATGTTGGCGAGGTCGGTGTACATCGGCATCTGAGAGGCGATGTGGTCAAAGTTGATCTTGGTTTTTGCCGCTTCCTCCATGACGTACAGCAACTTGTTAGAGATGAGGGGCAATTGGCTGGAGGTCAGCAGTTCGTTGGCGTGAGCTGCGGCTCGGAAGATGTCCTTGACGTTCTCAACCGAACGCTCCATGTTGACGCTGCCATCGGCGTTGACCACTTTGGCTTTGGCAAGGTCATCAGCGATGGGAGCAAGGCGCTTGTCAAGACTAATGATGTCGGAGGCCGAACCCATCTGGGCGATGACGTTGATGGCGTTGCGGGCGCTCGGCAGGGAGTTGTAGGCATCGTCTACCTTCTCCATTGAGGTGCCGGAGAAGTACCGGCCCTTTGCTGCCTTCTCGTAGGCAACACCAAACCACTGTTGCGCCTTGCTCAGTTCTTCGGTGCTAGGGCGGTATGCGCCGCCAACCAGTCCGCCGACACCTTCCAGACTGCGAGCCTTGCCGACTACTCGACCGGCAGCACCGATGGCATCGGGAACGACAAACGAAGCCAGAGCGTCAATGGCTCCCGAGAGAACAGTCCCCCTGCCTGCGAGGTCTTGGCCCAGCGTCGGGGAAAGCATGGGGTACTGCTTGGCCCATGTGGTTCCGTTGCGGGAGTCCATGTATGCCTGCCGGAACAGGACTTGACCAGCACCCTCAAAGCCTGCGGTTGCGCCGAGCGTGACCGGCGAGTTGGCTACAGCGGTGACTGCTCGGAATGGTGCGCCTGCAACCTTGGCGAGTGGGTCAAGAATGCGTTGGGTGCGGAGTGCTGCGGTGCGAGCCGCTGCCTGCGCTGCGGTCATGTCTGACTCTGCGCCTGCCAATCCGCTGCCGAACAATCCGGTAGCCGCTTCCTCTGCTGCTAGTGCGCCTTCCTCTGATCCGGCACCACCAGTTGCCAAGCCGCCGACTACTCCACCAGCGACGGTGGGGAGCAGGGCAAGCGCCGCCATGAGAGGGCCGTACTTGTGCTCGACGGTGGCGACGTAGCGGTAGAGGTGCTCGGGGCTGTCAAACTGGTCAGCGACGGTGTTGATGACTCCCTTGGAGCCTTGGACAAGCGGCGGCAGGGTTGAGACACCGGCAACCGTGGGGCCACCACCGAGCGCACCCGAGGGAACCTGCGTGGCATCGGTGATGCCGTTGCCCTGTCGAAGCGACTGGCCGATCTTGGCGAGACCCTCGGCGGAGAGCTTGGCGGCTTCGCTTCCTCCGGCGACAACCGGCATGATGGGCGGTGCGCTGACGTTGCCGCCTGGCACCGGGGCAAGTGGAATGTTTTGCCCACTGGTGTAGGGCGCTGCTGCCTGCCCGCCAATGCGCCCGATAGGTTCAAGGATGTTGCCGTTGATCCACGACCCGACATCTCCAAAGGCATTACCGACATGACCCCAGAATGAGGTGTGCGGGTAGAGCACGTCCATCATGTGCTTGTAGTCCTGCACACCGAGAGGCTGCATGGACTTCACGGCGTTGTGTGCCTTGGCGATGGCCTCGGCGTATTGCGGCGGCATGGGAGCCTGAGCGTTGTAAGCGAGGGCTAGGGCGAGTTGCGGGTTGTGCTGGAGGCTCGGAGCCTGCTGGAAGATGGCACCCAACTTCCGAGCGATGTCTGCCCGTGAGTTGGTGTAGGCACTCTGCTCAAAGCCCTTGGCGCTCTCGACTCCCTGCGGTGCGCCCGAGAAGCCCATGACTCCCTGAGCGCCTTGGCTCCCCTGCGGCATCTGAGTCTCTTGGACTGCACCTGCCTGTCCAACAACTCCCTGTGCGCCGATAGCGCCTTGTCCGTTTGCCATTAAAACCCGAGGTGTTGTGCGTAGTTAGCCAACTGTTGCAACTCAGCACCAGCGAAGGGGCTGGCTGCAAGGTGCTGCAAGATCGCAGATACATTCTGGCCGGGGCCGGGGGTCATCACTTCTGGGCCTGCACCGGGGCCGACTGGAAGGCCGTGAGTAATCGGCTCTTGCGGGCGGTCAGTTTCGTGGAGGAACTTCAAGTCTCCCGGCTGGGTAGCAGGGGTGGCACGAGGGGCAGTCATCTGCATTGGAGCCTGAGCTGCCATCTGCGCCGTGGTGCGGTCGCCGGAAGCCATGGGAACAACCTGCATTGCCTGTGCCTGCCCAGCCTGCTTTCCGTAGTCCTGTCCAGGGACAGTGACCTTGGGGACGTTCAGGTCAGTACGGTTCGGCTTGGCCTTACGCGGCACTTGCGCCTCCGCCTAGTGCGCCGAGCAGGGACTTCAAGTCCATGGCTCCTTGGGGAGGTGGGGCGATAGAAGGTTGGCCTTCTGGCTTTTGGTCAGACGGTGTAGCAGGGGGAGTCTGGTTGATACCCGCCATCTGCGAGGGGTCTGCCATGCCTTGCGGAGCGCCACCTCCGGGCTGTTGAGCAGCCTGTTGTTGCGACTGCTGTTGAGCCGCTTGTTCTTTCTGCGCTTCCTCATGGGCTGCGGTAATCGCATCGGCAAGACTCATTTCTGGGTCGGTCAACTTGGTTGCAATCTTAGCGACGAGAACTGGGTCCATCTGGCCTTGGGTAAGTTGCTGTTCCACTCCGGCAAGCAGAGCCTTTTCGAGACCGTCCATGATGATGCGGTGCTTTTCACGAGCCGGATCGTCAATGGTGGGGTCAAGTTCCATGCCGGTCTCGGTAGACATGATGCCAATTCCGATTTTCTGACCAATAGCAACTGCGAGGCCGTTGGCATCGGTGCCGGGCAGAGGGTAGGTGACTTTGGCAAAGTCGGTGACAAAGGTTTCGTCGGGGATGTAGTCCTCTCGGAGAACCTTGCCATCTCCCGGCAACACGAACATGGAAGCCTTCTTGCCGTAGTACGCCTTCTGTACGGCCACCATGCGGCGGATTTCTGCCTCGCTGGAGATCTCAAAGATTTCTTGATACTCCTGAATGGGCATGTCCACCGTGTTGCCGAGCACCATCTCGCCTCGACGGGCTGTACGGACATTTGACGGTGACTCGCCACCGAACTCGGCAGGGATACCTGCGCTCAGGCGCTGCGCTCGCTCCAGTTGGTCAAGGAGCTGCATCCCCATTTGACCGACTTGGGGGAGCATCTGTTGTGCCCGGCCATCCTTGATGATGCCGACCTGCCCTTGCTTGCCATCGGCGTACTGAAGGATTTGAGGGCTGCGGGCGGCGTTGTTGCCCTCAACCCAGACCTCGGGGAACACGCCACGGAAGATGGCGATGGTGTTGAGTGCGTCCAACTTTGCTGCTCGGAGGTGCATCCCAAGGGTACCGTCAAACTGCCCCGCTAGACGATCCAGCGTTACGCGGCCGGGAAAGACCACGGGCGAGATGCCAGCCCGGTTCGGGATGCGCTCGAGGAGGGCGGTGACGGAGGTGCCGTGGCTTGGCTCGTAGCGAGTGCCGGGGTTCCTCTGGCTGCCGACGCAGATGATGACGGTTTCCTCATCGTCAACGTATTCCAAGATGTCAAAGAGGCTGGTGTCGTTGAACTTCTCGCCCTTGTAGATCAGTCCGGCTTGGGCGGGGTAGTTCTGCTTCAGCCACAGGAGAGGCTTCTGGTCGTGGAAGATGCAGTTCTGCGGCTCCATAGAGTCAGCGTCAAGGAGCGCCGAGGGGTAGGCAGACAGGGGGTTGCGGACTCGGAGAAACGGGATCTTCCTCGGGTCATCGCCGTTGGGGGAAACAGGGGTGATGGTGACGGGTGAGCAGCCGTAGGCGATGAGGAACCTTGCCCTCCGGCGCATCTTGATCTTCCACTGGTTCATTTCCCAGATGCCCTTGATGGCGAGCCGGGAGTCGTGAGCCTTCTGATCCCATGCCTTGAAGCCCGGGCGCAGGGAAGGGAAAGACACATCAGGGGTCACGGAGGCAACTCGCATCGCCATCTGCTCGACACCCATGGAGAGCAGGTTTGCTACCGCAGGCTTCTCAACATCGTCAAGCTCGGGCAGCGGGACTACAACTTCGCCGTTGTAGTGGCGACGCACCTCGTCGGCCTTGTTCCACCACTGTCCACGAGAGACCTTCCTCTCCTGGAACATCTGCATGATTTCCTCGGGCGACTTCACTTCGTCACCCATGATGGTCGCCACACAGGGGCAGCGTTATACGCTCCCTTGGGTGTGACATCTGGAAGGTTCCACTCAAAGAACCATTGGGCCATCACGCAGTCATCCGTTCGTCCATGGGGGTACTTCGTCACCTCGTCAATCAGCGGCATGATACGCTGCTTGGATTGCATGGAGGCAGGTAGTCTAATTCTACCGTATCTGTAGTGCGGAGCGAGTGTTTGCACTCCGAACTCCTCGTCGGTCTTGTTGCGGCCTGTGGTGTGGGGGATGATGTCCACGCCGTTCTTGGCTTGCCAGCGGCGCACATGGTCGTATTGGAGGAGGAATTTTGCTGCGGCGTTTACCTCGACAATCCATGTTTGGATTTCTAGCCCTGCCCTGCGGGACTGTTCCTGCCAGTCGGCCATAAGACCTGTCCACTCTCCGGTGTCCTGCTTGAAGTCAAGGAAGTCGGGAGCGTCCATCTTGCCTCGGTGGAACCCGATCAGATACCGGAACTCTGATACCGGGTCATAAGCCCAGCATTGTACTGACCAGTACATCGTGGGGCTGGGGTCGCATGAGGCCATGATGATGAGGCCATCGCTGGAGACTCCTGGTGGCAGTTCCCAGAGGTCACGCTGGCGGTCAAGGCAACCGGGAAAGCGTTCGGAGCCGTAGATCCACTCTCCCTGCACGAGGACGTTGGCAGGGTCTACATCTTCCTGCTGATACACCGTTCGGAAGTTGTTGATAGGGTTTGCTTCCAGCGCCTTGATCTTCTTCCACGGCAAGCGCCGGGGGTCAAGGAGGCACCCTTCTGGGTAGGGTCGAGCGTTGTTCAGGTGGTGGTCGGGGCTTTTCTCGCCTTCACACCTGTCCTCGTAGTGCGCTCGGAAGATGATGTGCTTGTACTTCCGGTCGCCTCGGTCAGTCACGACCTCCTCGCCTCGGTCGTTGTACTTGACCTCCTCCTCGTCAAACTCACCCGACTTCAGATCAAGGGCGTAGCGGTAGAGGTCATCGGGGGCGAGCCTCTGGCCTTGGAGCAGGAGAACGCCGGAGGGTTCCAGACGGGTCTCGGCAATCTGTGACCAGTGAGCTTGTTGCTTCTCTCGGGCTTCCACCGTTGCGACGGACTTGGGGGTCACGAGGTCGTCCCATACGACGAAGGTGAAACGTTGTCCAAGGAAGCCGGAGTCCTCACCGTAGGCAGACCACGTTGGTTCCTTTTCCGTGATAGCACCGATATCATCGTGTTGCATCACGATCAGGGCATCTCGGTTCCAGACTTCTCGGTCAAGTGGCTGGAAGCGCCCGAAGTCCAGCGCCACGGTGCTCTCGGCATCTACGGCTCGACCTCTGCGGACATCTTGCAGGGGAGCCTGCTCCGGCATGGTTCGCATCAGAGTTCTCTTGATGCGGTTGACATGGGTTTGGGCTGCTCGCTGGTTGGCGGAGCCGATGAGTCCTCGGAGGCTGCGGTCTCGGCAAGTCAGCCAGATGGGAATGTCGTGGGTGAACACCGTCGTCTTACCCGAGCCAGGAGGGGCGTTGATGACGAAGTATTCCTCGTCGGGAGTGTCAAGTGCTGCGGCGATCCGTTCGGCGGCTTCTGCCTGCCACGGAGTAGCGACCCGCCCGAAGTACCTTCTCTGAAAGTAAGTAAAGTCCTCTAATGCGCGGGCCGCTTCCGGGCGCAACTCAGCAAAGGGAATGGGGCCGGGAAGTTCCTCAATCCGCTTTGCCTCGGTGCGCTCCTTACCAACGGTGCTTGTCGGGACACCCTTGGTTTGGTTCATCCACCGCTGGACGGTGGAGAGACTGACTCCGGCTTTCTTGGCGGTCTCTCGGTAGGAGAAGCCTTCAGAGAGAAGCCGAATGACCATCCGCTTCTGTGCGGGAGTGGTCATGCTGCTGGGGTGCTACCGCCTGCGACTGGTGCAACTGGGGCAGCGGCGACAGTGGCAGAGGCTTGGACTCGCGGCAACACGAGCAAGCGTGATGCCCACGGATACCGCTTCTCTAACCCAGCGGCCAGCGCGTAGTAAAGATAAGCAGCTGCGGGCGAGATAACGGCCAACAGTTGTGGGTTCAGGTGCTTCACTACCGTCGAGGACAAACCAGTCGCCGCACCAACAAGCGCAGGGGCAATGAGGCGGATGAGGCTGTTGCGGTACTGGGTCACTAGTGCTCCTTGGGGTTTCCATCGCCGTAAACCTCGTTCCATGTTTGCGGCGCGTAGATGTGCCGCCACAACGAGTCTGGGCCAACGATAACACAGTGACCATCGTTGACGGTGAACCCGACATCTGGGTGGCTGATCTCATCGCCGTTGGCGAGGACAACTACGACCTCGGGGTAGTGGAACCGGACTTTGCGGGGGCTATCGGTTGGCATTCATTTTCACTTTCAGCTCGTTGATTTGTTGGACAAGGTACTCGGGCATTGGGGTTGGGTTGCCATCCCATGTGTCTGGCTCGAGATCGGGGAAGGCGTAGTAGGTGCCGTGGTATTCCGGCAGACCGGCGAAGCGGTGCTCCTCGGAAAGCACCCACCGCTTCCAGAGGTCAAACCAGTCCTGCGCTTGCGTTTGCTGGCTGTGGTGGAACTCCCTGAACCGAACGGTTGAGGCGCTGAGGTTGATGGTCAGGCCCTGCTCCTGCCCCCAGTCGAACATCGTTTTGGTAAGGCGGTAGTTGAGGTCGAGAAACGTCATTGGCTGCTCCGATTTCTAACTTGGGGGACAGGATTACCTGCTGGTTGGTTTGCTTCTCAATCTCAGCATACACCTTCAGGAACTGTGCTCGTGTCACGCTGAGGTTGTCTGAGAACCGGATCTCTTGCAGGCCGAACTGCCGGACTGCCTTGGAGATGCTGGGGTGGCTCCAGGAGTTGTAGGAGCCGTTCTGGATGGCGGCCATGATCTCCGCCCATGCCTGCCCGCTGGTGGGGGCGAGGTAGCCGCAGATGGACGCTGCTTTCTGGCGCAGGTCAGCAATCGTGGGAGGCCACTTCTCGACCATCGCCCACTCCCTCGCTGCTTGGCGCAGGACTGCGATGTCCAAATCCCCAAGCAGGTCGTAGTAGACCACCGGCAACTCCTCGGTGATCTCCCACCGAGGGTAAGCGGCGGAAAGGACTGCGAGCACTTGGGCAAGCTCTTTCTTGGTCATTCTTCCTCCTCTGCGAACTCTGCGAGAACGCTCATTGGCTTTGATGTTAGCAGACCAGCGCCACCAGGGAGGTAGTCCTTCCATCGCTCGTCAGGGCCGTAGAAGGTCGAGCCGTGGAGGATGTACCGGCTCTCCTTGCCCTTGCAGGTGCGGGCGTAGTTCTCGGTGGCCTCCAGCAGCAGCGAAGGGTCAACACCCTCCTTCAGCCGGGCAGCGAACGCCTTCTCAGCAGCTCCCTTGGCGATCTTGCGTGGGTAGTGCTTCCACATCTCAGAAAACGAAATGATCGTTGTATTTATAGTACTTCTTACAGATAGTACTTCTTTAGGAATAGTACTTCTTATGCATCCGTGTTTGCCGTTAACGGCTAATCCGGAAACGGTAAAGCCGTTAGCGGTGGAGGCGGAAGCGGCTGGAGCGTCGTAAACGATGTAGTCCACGGTGGTCATCTGCCCGTGGTTGTTGCGGTTCTGCTGGGTCACGATGTAGCCAGCCTCCACCAATTCGTTGATGATCCGGTACACCCGGTCTCGACCAGCGTTGGGCGACTGCTGGACAAGTTGCTTGACGTTGACCTCCCAATGCTCGGCGTGGGACAGCAGGTAGAGCAGCAGCCCCCTGGCTTCCCACGAAAGTTGGTCATTCCTCGCCATGTCGTTGCTCACGACAACGTAGTTATTGCTGGGCTTCGGCCCTCTGATAATCGCCATTCAGTCATTCCTCTCGCTTGGCGTGTCTGGTCTTAGGGGCTGGGGCCGGGCAGTTCAGACCCCAAACCCTAAGAATGTCCCCACCGTCAGCCGGATAACCGGGTTGGATCTTCGGGTGGTTCGCTTGACACCATACAGGGGAGCGACTAGGCTTGCAAGTGAGGGGCAAGAAAAAATTTGCACAGAAAGGGCCACCATGATCGTAGGCTTCGCAGGACTCGCTGGCGCAGGAAAGAACGCTGCTGCTGAGGCATTGTCGTATCCAACATTCGCCTTCGCTGATGCGCTGAAAGGGATGCTGCTCCGGCTTGACCCAGTGCTCTACGAGACCCACGAGGGGGATGCTGTCCGGCTCAAAGAGGTCATTGAGCGGGTCGGCTGGGACAAGGCAAAGAGGGAAGCGCCGGAAGTCAGAAGGCTCCTGCAAGAGTTGGGGATGGCAGCGCGGGACATCAGCCCCTACATCTTCGTAGACCACCTGAGCGCAACCATTGACCTTTCCAAGGCCACCGGGGACTACGAGCGCAACATCTCCATCACCGATGTCCGTTTCCCCAACGAACGGGAAATGGTGAAATGGTGGGATGGCAAGATCATCTGGATCGAGCGACCAGGCGTTGAGAACCTCGGCGGGCCGACCGAGAACTCCATCACGGCAGATGACTGCGATGACTTCATCGTGAACGATGGCACCATCGAGGAGCTGCACGAAAAAGTCCGGGCCTCCATCAAAGTGCTGTCCGGTGACTAAAGAACAGATCATCAAGTGGGTTGCCCTCAGCCTGTGGAAAGCCGACCACGGTGAAGGACACTGGGGGGACGCGCCGGAAATGACCCGCGCCATCTACCGCAAGCGAGCCGAAATCGCAACCACCGCAGTCCTCGACTGCCTCCCAATCCGCTACGACTCACCACCTTCATAGACACGCGTTCCCTGAATACGCCAGAAGGCCACGAGACCCCCCTGTAATCGTCTGTAAGCGATCCTGTTGTAGGTTGAGTCACCTTGTCAGTACCACCCCCAAATCGCCGGTAGAAGCCATCACACCGTAGTACGCCGTTCTACTGTTTTCCCTGCAAAGACTACGAAATGACCGGATTTACGGAGGTGTCTAACTGGGCATTTGTACGGCCCCCCGTCTCGGCACACTACCGGTTCGCTCGTGACACGTTCGACCGGGCACGATCGTACGGCAAACCGTGACGTTCTAGGGCAGTCGGCAAGCGTCTAGGCGGGTATGGGAGGGGATGGTGGACAATTGCGAACGGTTGGCTATGGCAACACTTAGGGCAACGCTGGCAACAATGGCGGCGACAATGCGACACGATCGACACGCCAGGCGGCGAAGGCGGCGACGCTACGCCACGGGCGAACGGGCTACGGTTCTACTCCCCCCTACACGAACGGCTAACACTGGCAACGGTGGCCCGTGATCTATCCGGCGGCATGGTCGACGCGTCTAGGTGATCGCTGGCGGGTAGAGCTGGCGACGCGATTAGGTGCGGGCGGGCGGCGTATGGGCGACCGCTGGCGGCGACGCGGTTAGGTTGCACCCCTACGGGCGAAGGTGGCGACAGTGGCCCATGATCCCCGGCAAACTATTTCCGTCTAACTACTTGACACGCCACGCGAACCCGTGTAGCGTTCTAAGTGGCGGCGAACAATTCCCGCCCATAACCCTAAGGGGATGCTATGCCAATTGGAATTACCCTCACGGCGAAGGCGGCCACCGCCATTAGCCGGGCGACGAAATTGGTCGCTAACCATGACGCGCTAGCCGCGTTCTACGTGGTGCAACCTACCTTCGACACGTGTGCCGTGGCCGTAGTTGGCTATACCGGGATGGTGGCGCTAATCGACGTGGAATGTTCTACCGCCAGCTACGTGGAACCGTTCGCTATTCCCGCCGCGACCGTGGAAGGTGCGGGCGCTAGGGCGATCCACGTAGACGGTTCTACCGTCACCGTGTCGCGTGATGGCGTTAGCGTGGCCTACACGTTGCCCGAACCCCACGAACGCGCCACGGAATTTGTCGACGCGATCGCTAGCACCGTGGCGGCGGGCCGTTGCGAAGGTGAAGCGGAATTGCACACGATCCCCGCCGCAACACTGGCGGCGGTGGTGGCGACCGCTAGCACCGATTACGCGCGGCCTACCCTCACGAACGTCTACCGCGACGGGGATACGATCGTGGCGACCGATAGCTACCGCCTGGCGTTCGCGCCCATTGCTGGCGAAGGTAGCGGCTACCTTAGCGCCGCCGTTATCGCGTTTGCACTCACGGCGAAGGCGGGCGCGTACTTAACACGGTTCGCTAGCGACGGGGAGCGCGCTTACATTGGCGGCGGCGGCGTGGCCGTTCTCTACCGTCACCACGCTTTAGGCAATAGCTACCCGAACTGGCGGCAATTGGTGCCAGCGTTGGACGGGATGCAACCCCTAGTCACTGTCGCCAGTGGAGCTAAGGCGGCAAAGATCGTCACCGCCACGGCGAAGGCGGCGAAGGTAACGGCTAAGACGGGTAGCGATTCGCCGTTGCGGTTCGCCGCCGATAGTGTCACCATTCTTACGAACGGCGACACGTACACGGTGGCGGCGGGCACGTTTACGCCTGGCGCGTGGTACGGGAATGCCGTTAGCGGTGCGGTGGTGGCGTTCAACCCCGCGTTTGTCGCTAGCGCGTTGGACACGTTCGACGGTGCGACCACTGTCTACGTGACGGACGCGAACCGCCCGGCGTTGTTCACGGGCTACGGGTCAAACGTGACGGTGCTACTTATGCCAGTCCGGGTGCCAGCATGACTAGCGCCGCTTACACGATCGACCGCAACGGCGAAGGCGCGCACCGTGTCACGGCGCTAGTGGATGACGGAACCGGCCCGTGGTACTACACGGCCACGTTCTACGGCTACACGCGGCGCGAGATTATCCCCGCCTACCGTCGCCAGCTGGCGGCGAACGGGTGGCGTGTAGTCCGCTAGAACCGCCCCCGGCCCCGCGTAATGGCGGCGAAGGTTCGCGACCTAGCCGGGCGGCCCATGCCTGGACACTCCAGGCAGTAGCAAACCCTAAGGGGTGATCCTATGTTTAGGATGACGGTAGAAACGACAAACGACGCGTTTGTCGACATGGACGGGGAATTTTACCCCACGGCGCTAGTCGCTATTCTTCGCCAAGTGGCGCGGGATATTGACGCTGGCGCGTGGAACGGGAAGGTTCGCGACGCGAACGGGAACCGTTGCGGGTCGTGGGAGCTGTCAGAATGACAAAAATACGGGGAACGGATGCCGCCTGGACTAAGGCGGGTAGGGAATTGGCCGCTAGGTTTGACCTAGGGCAACAATACACGGACACGGTAGGCGTGTTTAGCCTTATCGTTCGCCACGCTAAGCGGTTGGATCGATTGGCCGTGGAAGAATGCAACGGCCCATGGTGGATGGATCGCGAAGACGCGCGCATACAGCGCGCCTACGCCAGCGGTGCGACGGAAGATCACGCCCATTTAGCCGCCCGTAATCGGTTGCGTATGCGCCTATGGGAGGAGGATCGTGACGCGCGCGAGGCGGCGACCTACGCCCGCATTAGCGAACTAGTGGCGGAGCTTAGCGCCATCACTGGCGACACGTGGAACGTCGAACTAGGCGGTGATCCTCGCGGCTACGTGGTGAAACTTACGCCGCCGCCTGGCGTAATCTTCCGTTCTAACACTTACTGCGGCGACGCGGTAGGCGTAGCATGACGCGCCGCCGCAATACCCGCCGCGAACGTCTAGCCGCTAGGCGGGCGGGATGGTGCGCCGCGGTTATCGTGGGCGCGTTGGTGGCTGTCTGGGCTGAAACTAGCTCCGATATCGGTGGCGGGATCTTTATTGTCGTAGCGATCCCGGCGGGGTTCGCCGGGGTCGCCACGTATCTAGCCGCGGGCGGGCAGTGATGACATGGCCGCTAGTAGTTGCGAACCCGTGGCCGCTGGCGTCGATTATGGCGCTAGCGGTTGCGGTTCTATGGTGGACACGTTGAACGGGTCGCCGTTCTATCGGTTGGCGGTGCGGGTGGTGGCGGCGGAATATGGCCGCCACCTTCCCGCGTTGCTGGCAGAATGGAACGCCGCCGGGCTATCGCTACGGGCTATCGTGGCAGAGCTGGAACGTCGCTACGGAATTGAGGTGACGCACCAGACCATCTCGGCGTGGCTCCGCTACCCTGACTCATAACTCCGCTACCCTGACTCCGCTACCCCGGCTCAGCCCCTCGCCTTGTGCGGGGGGTTCAGTCTTGCTAAGCGAAGGTCAGATTTGGTCTAAGGCCATGTGCAGCAGCCCTAACTTGCCGTGTGGGGACATGCCAGGGGCGTTCATAATGCTGTAGGAGTCTCGATCATCCTCTAGGTCGTGATGGCGCATGACCACTATCCATTCAAGGATCTGTGTATCTTCCGCCACCTCGTAGGTGTCTGTGTCCTCGTCCCAGAGCAAAGTGTGGAAGCCGCCAGAAGCGAGAAAGGCCTCCAGTTTGTTCTGGCGCTCCTTGATGAGGGTGGTCACTTCATCTTCGGTCATTCCGTCCATGACCTTGACGCTAGTGCCTCTCAGCCCCCGGCTGCTCTATGGCTTGCTGCGAGGGTGCGGAGTGCTGAAAGTGTCTCCTCTTTGGCCGACAGGCTGGAGCGGAGGACGGTCAGGTTGTTCTTGGCGAGCAGGTGCTCCTCCAGCTCGACCTTGGTCTCCATGGTTGCCCAGTCGGTCACTTGGTCAGCGGTGGTTTTCTTCCCGTCCCTCTCGCAGGTATCTCTAAAAGAGATACGCTCGCAGGCGAACTTGTACTGGAAGGCCGCTTCTGCTCGGCTGGTCTCCTGGGCTGCTTCAGCAATCTCGTCAACGATGGCTTCAATGGCCTTGACGGTCTCCCGGATCTTGCTTTCGATCTGCTGGTAGGTGAGGATGGTGTTCATTTGTGCCTCCAGTGGCGTAGTGGGCCGTGGAACAGCCAGAGAATGTGTAGGAAGTGGCTCATCAGTCCGCCTCGTGCAGTCGGCACTCGCACTCATCGCAGTCGTAGTGTTCGCCATCGCACTCGCACTCCACGCCACACAGGTCGGTGCAGGGGATACTCAGGCACTCAGGGCAGGTTCGTTCGGAGTAGTAGCCCATTATTTTTGCTCCCCCATCAGTCGAAGAACGGCCTCGGCCAACTTGTGACCGCTCATGTAGGCACCGCTGTTTCACAGCATCCTCGGTTCTACGCCGTTCAAGCGTTGCTCTGCAATCTCTACATACTCAGGGTTCAACTCTGTCCCGACGAAGTTGCGTCGGTGCTTCAAGGCTACGACTCCCACTGTTCCCGAGCCAGTGAACGGATCAAGAATGGTGTCGCCCTCTGCGCTTCCTGCCAACACACACGGCTCAACCAATGCTTCAGGCATTACGGCGAAGTGAGCACCCTTGAATGGCTTGGTGGCGATTGTCCACACATCACGCTTGTTGCGAAGTCCATCGCTTGCCGGAGTGTTGCCGGAATAAGTATTGTTCTCATTGCCTTCAACGTGCTTGGCTCCGCCGATAGGTGGCATGGCATCCCACGAGCCGGTCACGCTTGGCTCTCGAACTGCAACGTGGTCGTAGTAATACCTTGGCGATTTGGTGAGCAGAAACAGATACTCATGGCTCTTGGTGGGTCGGTCGGTGACGCTCTCTGGCATCGGGTTGGGCTTGTGCCAGATGATGTCCGAGCGCAAATACCAACCGTCGGCTTGAAGTGCGAACGCTACTCGCCAAGGTATGCCCATCAAATCCTTTGGCTTCACGCCAGCATTCTCTAGCCATTCAGGGCGATTGCGGACATTGGTGATGTGCTGCCCACCGGCTTGAGATACGCCGGTCTTGTTGTAGTTTCCACCACCACCGCCAGCATAACTATCCCCCAAGTTGAGCCAAAGTGTGCCATCGTCAGACAAAACACGGCGCACCTCACGGAACACTTCGACCAGTTCGTTGACGTAATCGTCTGGTGTCTGCTCTAGGCCGATCTGTCCATCGTGTCCATAGTCACGCAGCCCGAAGTAGGGCGGTGAAGTGATGCAGGTTCGGACTGAGCCAGCCTCTAAGGTTCGGAGCATCTCACGGCAGTCGCCGGTCAAGAGAACGTTGCTCACTTCTTGCTCCGGTTCCTGAAGTCTGCTTCCAGAGCGTCAAGCCAACGCTTGTGCATGGCGCTGAGTTCGCTGTGGTGCTCTTGGCGGTCGGCGGC